TTTTTTTTTTGTCATAGAGACAAAAGAAAAGAAAAGAAAGAAGACAGCTGACCTCAGCCAGAAGAAAACTAAATTAACTAAAACTTAGGGAATTTAAACCCCTTCCAGCTGACAAAAAACCGGAATCGACATATTCATGTTCGAAATATTTCGTTGATAGTATCAACAAAGCACCAAAAACACGATGTGTCTTCTGGTAGTAATAATGCACGTAGATAAATGCATACGCAAAAATACACGTACAAAACGGTTTCGATAGTCACGGGGAAAAGAAACCATAACAAAAACCCCGGAATAATCACAAAAAGTCAACCTTGAAACTGTTGTTGACCACCTACGCGGTTAACAACCTTCTCAACCTTGTTGACTGGATGTGTGGGAACTTTTGGCAACTCCTGATAAAGTTTCTTAAGTTGTTCGTTGGTGAATACACCAAAAAGCACACATGATGTGACAGCCACAACTAAGATAAAAATTCTGGTCATAGGATGCTTAGATTTAGCATAAACATGCAATGATAAAGAGTATACAAAATACTCAAATATTGAACGTTGAGGAAAACCTAACAAAAACAGTCCTATAACCATACCAAAATATAACTGATGCTCTTTCTGAGCATCTGTTATAACTGGTATGAATACCAGAGCTCCGCATAGGCGGAAAAAGTTGCCTCTAGCCCATTCAATAACTGGATTATTCGGAAACTGTTGTGCCAAATCATCAAGTATGTCATGTGTTCCGGCATCTATATGCATTGCAAATAGAACCAAAACACAAGCATACATGAGAAGGACATACGGTTTCTGAATATAACGCAGTAAAATTTGCTGAATGTCAGACAAAAGAGAAAAGGAAGCCTTAGACTTCAACCGTTCTCGCTTATCTGTGACATTAGTAACAAGAGATCTTCCTCTAAGAAAGCGCGGGTCCATTATCGCTCTTTTCGTACTTGTCAAGTGTTGTGAATTTCAAAACTCTGGGAGGTATACGAACTTGCGATGAACTGGGCTTCTTGCTTTCAATAGCTGAATCTATTTCTTCAACCACGATATCCTGTTCTGGAGCAGTAACGCGTTTCTTCTCGATAACACTGATTGAACGCTCAGACCTTATCGAGGGAACGCTAGAGTGACCGGTGGTAACCATACCACGTGATATCGCACGTTTTAAGTCCGCATGAGACCTAGACATTTGTGCCTTTTTATAACCAACGGTTATAGGTATAAGTCTAGGTTCATGCACCTTAAAATTCGAGGGTTGAAAATAAAAAGCCTCACGCCATAACAAAGTCAGAGCAAAAGTGGTAATATGACCACCACTGATGTTCTCAGAATGTTCAATCTCATAAGATAATCCTAACCGACGATGAGATTCGTTTCCACCAACGGATACACGATCTTCATTCGGTATGGAATATCCTGAATTGAATATGGCTATCTGAGGACCAGAAGTGGAGTTTACAACAACAGATTGATCAAATATCGCCTCTAATGCGTTGCATGAATCCACCAACTTAAGAGTCAAAGTAGCTGGAAATGCAACTTGAGGGACGATAATGATAACCACATCTGAAAGTTGTCTGAACGACTCCACATTACGCAATCCAGCATCCTCAGCTTTACGTCGAATAAAGCCGTTTATCCTGGATATAAAATCATTAGGAGTTAAAAACCCGATGCCTACACGTTTAGATGTACGTAAACATACGGACTTCGAGGCTTTAAAAACTCCTTCTTCATCATAGTTGGCATTAAGAATTGACTCTAACTCAGAAAAGTCATCAGCTCCAATCATCGCCATTCTAAATGAAACTACTGTTTGATTTAGAAAGTCGAGCTAATAACTTCCGGAATCCCGACGCAGCAATTTTCTCTCATGAACAATTTTATGATCAGGTTTGCTACCGAACATAGGATAAATCCCAAATGACAGTAGCAAGGCAATAAACACAAAAGTATCACGAGTGAATCCAAGATGCACAAAAACACCAAATGGAAACAGCATCCGCCAACTTTAAAAATAAAACCCAAGCATGTGGATAAGGCATTAAACAAAACGCTAAATATTGTTTCAAAGCAGACCTTCAAAACATCATCAGCGAAAAACATCATAAGTTTCATGTACCACTCGGATTCAGCTTTAACGAGTGTCATTGAAACAGTTTTCAATGTAATGCTATCAAAGTTAAAGGTCAAAAACCCATGATAAGCATATACATTGTATCCTGAAAGTACACTTCCAGTAAGACTGGTCGGTAAGAACCCGACCTTTCCTCCGTAAGTGACATTAAAGATAGAGAAGGATGAAACTAGTGCCGCTTTCTTATCGACTAAAATGTGTGGTTCACATAAGGTCAGAATCTTTTCATAATCTGGACCTTTAAAACCACAACCATCACTATCGCAATGAACATAAGTCTTTAAGAAAGACCACATGCTGGGAGAAGTAACGTTACTGAAATGCCTACCAAGATTAAATACGTAGCTCCTACAAAAGTTACTACTCAAATAATCCTGGTTTGCAACAGTAACGACCATGATATCACTGAATAAATGCCCAACTGTACCGTACCTATAGAATTTAAGGTTCTTACGTACGGCCGGATCACATTTATCAGCGATATTTATAGTCCGATTTCCAACCACTCTATCATATGTGGAAGGATCAACTTTATACCACGCTGGAAAAGTTGTCCCCGGATCCGATTCGGAGACACATATCGTGCGTGGTAACTTCCGTTGTCCTTCAAAGAAGTGATCCACAAAGATGCGCTCTAATCTGTAACCCTTAGGGCACGGATCTTCGTCACCTTCGTAACACAATGGAATATGATCGTCACAGAGTGGATAATGAAAGGCATAATTACCAAACTCGAAATCGGTGTATGATACATCATACCCACAAAGACTATCGCAAAGAGTCCTATAATAAGTAAACCCTACAAAATCGTTGAACACTTCGACACCTCTGGTATTTATGGGTGCAGCAGTTTCTAATTGTAGAGCGTACTTCTTATCGGTCAACTTGCTACCCAAGGTAGATGAATTATAACAATTTGAGAACCGGTGCAAACCAGTTCTCAATCCGTAATTATCACAACCTTTTAAAGGGTTCTCTATGACACCCAAATTATTGGATACTATACCAAAAGACAAGGCAGTTTGGTCACAACCAAATTCCCCGTCTAAGTCATAGTCACCAATAAAAAGGGTAGACATACGTATAACCTGATTGGATACTAGACCCAAACTAATACAATAATGATCATCAGCTGTGAAAACATTCCGCTTAACGGTGATTTCAACAACTTGATCTCTACTGCACTCAGCTGGAAGTGATCCGCAATGTTTTGAAATACAGTTAGGTGAGGGTGAAAACCTACCCTTACTGTTAAAATCGACTGTAAGTAAACCTAGCGTAAGGTTCAAGAACGTGTAAACAGCTAAGAAGTCCATGTCGATGACCTAATAGCTTAATTTGTCTTGAAGTTACAGGACAATGATGTGCGTCTTTGTGTATTTACACATCAATGTTAAATACTGTGGGAACTCTGTCGAACCCACAGCCTGTAACATCAAACTATTTACACGCCGTTGACCGGCCAGTATTTACAAATATACAGTCTCTCGCCTAATCTAATGATATTGTTATTCGCATACAAGTATACGAATAGCAATATTGAGATGGACGAGATCTCAAAATGGTGTTCCAAGATACAGAATCTACAAGATTCACATCTAAAACACCCAATGGGTATGATGTACCGAAAATGAATCCAACGAATGGACTCTAACCTTACATACCAAACTAATTCCACAAAGCGTGGGACATCCCAGTCTCCACTAAACACCATTACGGTCCTAAGAGTTCTGGTGACACATATGGAGTAATTAAGATATAAAGTTGGTATCATCATAATAAAATGATTGATGGCTCATAAAATAATCATAATCTCATAGATCTAATGTCCGCTTTTGCGCGGGGCATCCCAGCGTCCGCTTAATACCATTACGGTCCGAAGAGTTCTGGTAACACAAAAGAAGACCAATCAGGCTACAAAGAAGATGACATTAAATGATCCGACCAATCAAATTCCCAATATAGTAAAACCACAGGATGACAGACTAAAAGTGAAATCAAGCGCACTAAACATACCGATAACAAGTGCGGGGCATCCCAGCGTCCGCTTAATACCATTACGGTCCGAAGAGTTCTGGTAACACAAGAATCGGTAAAGTTTAATACCACCATTCAACACAATCAGTACTAGTCATCCGGTGCTAATACAACTAAAATAAAACAGAGGTAGGTGAACCCGGCTCACGCGTACGTCGTACTCGCCGATTGCGAAAACGACCCGTGAAAAATCCGCCTACCTGACATTGCCCTTCACAGGTATTACAATCACACGATATATCATGTAAAATATCACAAAGGTACAGCCTATAAACAATTAAAGGGTCCCCTGTGATACCACTACATGATATCCGCAGAAAGTTGAGGCAATCGATTTCATCACATGAGAACACTCTACAAAAGTTTTCCACTAAAAATGATAAAGTGTCTTCTTCGATAGAGGTTCTCTCGCACCCACATGTAACTGCTTCGGGTGCATAGATTTCCGGGTACCCAAGGTCATCCCTACTTGCGAAAATAGAAACATGAACTTGATGACACCCAGACATTTTACAATATATATTCGCTTGAATATATATGGATAAAATTGTTTTTAGCTCAATCTTCAGACAGAGTCTTCAAATCTGTAGATATCACTAAAAGTTTTGTATTTTATC